TTCGCAAAGACCCTACCTTTGAGAAGGACGAGGGGATTAAAGACATTCTTAAGGATGTCACCCTGAGCGGCGTCCCGTTCAACGCCTTCGCTGAAGATGTGCTGCGTGAAGCATTGATTGAGAACCGGGCGGGCGTCCTGGTTGATTTTCCGACTGTTCAGAAGCAAGAGGGCGAGGTCATCACCCTTGATGTCGCCGCTCGTAAGGGCTTGCGTGTCTACGCAACGAAGTATGTCGCCGAGAGCATCATCAACTGGCGGACGGAACAGGTGGGCGGCAAGACCGTGCTGAGCATGGTCGTCCTGCAGGAAGAGCACCGTGAGATCGACCCGAAGAATGCCTTCGCCTTTAAATGCTCCCCTCAATTCCGGGTACTGCTGCTCGATGGCGGCAAGTATCGTCAGGAGATCTGGCGCAACGTGGAGAAGAAGGAAAATCGTGGCAAGAAGGGCACAGTGGCCCTGACCAAAGTTGCCGATTACTTCCCTTTGAAGAACGGAGCTCCGCTCGATTACATCCCGTTCGTGTTCTTCGGTGCCAAGGGGAATGACACCTGCGTTGAAGACCCGCTCCTGTATGACCTCGCCATGGTCAACCTGGCCCATTACCGGAACGACGCTGACCTTGAGCACGGCCTGCACTTCACCGGGCTTCCCACGCCTGTTGTGACCGGCATCTCGAACACCAACGACACCTACCGCATCGGTTCGTGTGTCGCTTGGGGCTTTGAGAATCCCGAGGCAAACGCCTTCTACCTGGAATTCAAAGGCGAGGGCCTCGGCCAGCTCCGCACCGGGAAAAAGGACAAGGAAGAGCAGATGGCCGCGCTCGGCGCCCGCATGCTCTCTCCGGAGAAGAAGGACGCCGAATCCGCCGATGCTTTGGCCCAGAAGCGTCAGGGCGAGAACAGCGCCCTTGGTGGCCTGGCCAATTCCTGCGCCCGCAGTTTCTCCCTCGTCCTGACCATGATGGCCGATTGGGCGGGCAAGGCAGCCGATGTGGTCGTCAAGCTGAACACCGATTACATCCCAGCCGCGATGCCGCCCGAACAAATCCGCGCCCTCCTGGAAGCCGTGGTATCCGGCAACATGAGCAAGGAGACCTTCTTTGAGGCGATGGTGAAGGGCGAGGTTATCGCTCCGGGCCGCACCTATGAGGAGGAGCAGTCCCGCATTGCTGAAGACGTCGCCAGCAACCCAAATCCGCAACCCTTAGATGACGACGAACAGCCGCCTCGCAGAGAAGCTGCGTAGACGGCAGCTCTACCTGTTACGCCATCAGGCGTCTTTTCGTGCTGAGATAGACCGCTACCTCACCAGCCTCGGCAAGGCCATCGCCGCCAACATCGTCACCGTGTCTCCATCGGAACCAGCGCGTGAGGCTTACCGTACCCAACGGGTGGACAGGCTCATTGAGGAGGTCTCTGCCACCATCGCTGGCACGTATCGGAACATCAACCGGTTCAGCCTGAGCGAGCTGTCGGGGTTGGCTGAGGTGGAATCCCTGTTCTTGCTGAACTCAATCAACGAGCTGCTTGACCGCCGCCTTACCAATATCGCCCTTGATCCGTCAGATGCGGTTGTCCTCGTCAAGTCCACGCTGATGACCGGAGCGCCCCTGAAAGACTGGTGGGCCACACAATCCGCCGCGACACAGACACGGTTCGCCCAGGAGATGCGCATGGGCATCCTCAGCGGGGCCAGCGATGCGGAGCTTATCGCCCGCGTCCGCGGCACGCCCCGGATGAATTACACCGATGGCATGATGGAGGCATCCAAACGCAAAGCCCGTATCCTCGTCCGTGGTGCCAGCAGTGCCGTCGTCGGCGCCCAGCGTGCCAAAAGCGTTGCCGACAATCCCGACATCTTCAACGCCGTCCAGCAAATCAGCGTGCTCGATGGCCGAACCTCGCCCATCTGCATCGCCTGTGCCGGTAAGTGCTGGCGCGTGCCTGGCTACAAGCCGATTGGCCACGCCATTTCCTACAACGGCGGCTGTCCGCGCCACCCCAACTGCCGCTCGGTCATCATCCCCGTCATCCGTGAGGAGCTGGGAGGAGGGCCGGCTGAGGATGTGAGCTTCGATGCGTTCTTGGCCGAACAGCCCGCCTCGATTGTTGATGAGCTTCTAGGGCGCGGTCGGGCGCAGCTCTACCGGGATGGGAAGATCACTCTATCCGATCTGGTCGATCAGCACGCGCGACCTCTCACACTGGAAGAGCTTCGCAAAATCAGTTGACGAGATTCATGGGTCGCTCCCATGATTCTGCATCGGTAGACCTTTTTGGGAAAGGAGCTGAGTAAACAAGTCGGGGACTTGATGAGTGAGCGATATCAATTTGGAAGCACCAGAGGTCAAGGCGGCAATCGCTGCTGAGGCGAAGAAGCTGGCAGATGCTGAAGTAGCGGGCCTTAAAACCAATCGAGACGAACTTCTCGACGAGGTGAAAGGCCTGAAGAAGAGATACGAAGGCATCGATCCGAAAGAATACGCAGACCTCAAAGCTGCGAAGCGTGATGCGGATGATAAAGACGGTGACCCCGTCAAACTCCGTGAGCGCATCGAAGGCGAGTGGGCTCCCAAGCTCACCAAAGCAGAGCAAGAGCGTGATGAGGCTCTTGGTAAGCTCAACAGCACCATCATCGAAAACCAGCTCACCTCCGCGCTCGCTGAGGCAGGGGTGGCAAAGGAATTCTTGCGCGTTGTGAAGGCAGACTTCTCTTCCAACCGCAAAGTGGAAGTCAAAGGTGACGGGGTCACGGTTGACGGCAAGCCCGTGGAGGACTTCGTGAAAGCGTGGTCCACCGACGAAGGGAAGTCCTTCATCGCAGCACCGAATAACAACGGTGGCGGCGGCAAGGGCGGCAACGGCGGCGGGGCCGCTGGCGACAAGAAACTGTCAGAAATGACGAGGGATGAGAAGGCGGCTCTCCAAAAGGAGATCGGCCTCAAAGCCTTCAAAGAAAAGGTCAACAATGAAAGACTGTCCAAGTGACTTCTTCCACCATCAACGACATGAAGTCGTATGACGAGCTGCTTGTCGGCTCCTACTACGAGCGCATCACTCAAAACATTGACGTACTGAACGAGGCTTCTGCAGGCACTCTGCGGATGGTCACCGACTTCGTCCAGGGCGATTTCGAGAAAGAGTCCTTCTTCAAGAACTTTAACGGTCTGAGCCGCCGTGATGACACCAGCCTCTCTGACGCGAATTCCGTTGGTATCAGCCAAGACGAAGACATCACCGTCAAACTGAAGCGAAAATTTCTCGTAGAGGCCACCCGCGACCAGTTCCGCAGCCTTGGCTACTCTATGGAGAAGTTCGCTCAGCTCTGCGGTGAGCAAATGGCCGATGAGACCAAGCAAGAAGCGCTTGAGCGTCTGATCGCCTCTCTCGACGCTGCTCTCAGCGCTGCCAACACCAACAACCTGAATGTATCGGGCGACGGCAATGGCGGAGGCATCACCCACCTGAACGTCAATAAGATGCTCGCGCTGATGGGGGACCGCTCCAGCGGCATCAAGGCGTTCGTGATGTCTGGCGCATGCTTCCACGCATGGGCTGGCAACATGCTCTCCGGCGTGGCTCCGCAGTTCAACGACTCCGGCATCAGCGTCTATAACGGCGGTGTGCCGACCCTGAGCCGTCCGGTAATCGTGACCGACAGCCCGACCCTCACTGGCGCAAACACCTACACCATTCTGGGCCTCCAAGAAGGTGCGGGTGAGGTGAAGATTTCCGAAGATCCGGATGTCGTCTTTGCCGACGTTACCGGCAAGGAGAACCTCATCAAGCGCTGCCAAGGTGAGGGCGCCTATAACCTGAGCCTTCGTGGGCACAAGTGGAACATCGCGGGCGGCGGCCGGAACCCCAGCAACGCTGCAGTTGCCACTGCCTCCAACTGGACCCGCAATGTTGCAAGTCACAAAGACCTTCCGGGCACCCGCCTGGTCGTCAGCCAGTAAGGAGGTGCACCATGAAAATCGGATTCTTCCATCATGGCGCATGCCCGACTGAGGACGTTGCTGTAAAACTGGCCGCGATGCGCGTTGCGATTTCTGGTCGTAACGCAACGCAGTTCTCCGCTTCTGACGGCGAACGCTTCGATGAGGTGCTCGTAGACGACGGCGGCAACACCGCCGCCATCCGCGAGTTCTACGAAGCGCAGGGCGTGCCGGTCTACCCCATCGAGGAATTCCTCAACGGTGAGATTCCCGCGGCAACCCCAGCGGCTGCGGAACAGCCCAACCTGGATGCAAAGCCCCAGCCGAAGCAGGCAGGCCGCAACCAAGGCGCCACCACTAAGCAGCCCAAGGCTCCAAAGCAGTCCAAGGCCGCTGAGGTAGAGGCTCCGGCAGCTGAGCCCGCCGCCCCGGTTGTGGGTGAAGCCTCCACCGCTCCGGCAGGTGAGTAATGCAGGTAGGCGTTGACGCGTACGCATCCATTGCGGAGGTCAGCGCCTATTTGTCTGCCCGTGGCTTAGACACGGCCTGGGATGCCGCCACCCAGGTTAAACAAGAGGCGGCCATTATTGAGGCCTCCAGCTTTCTCGATGCGTCCTTCACATGGACGGGACGTCTGCTCGATCCATCGCAGAAGCTGGGATGGCCACGCTACGAGGCATATGACGGCGAAGACCGTCCGCTTGAAGGCATCCCCAGCCAAGTTAAAGATGCCTGCGCCGAACTGGCAAACCTCGCCCTGGGCGGGCGTCTCATGCCCATGGCCATCGCCAGTGGCAGTACCGGCATCAAGCGCGAACGCATCGGTGACGTGGAGATCGAGTACGACAACGCCACCACAGCGGCGTCATACGGCTACGTGCAGCTCATGCTCCGGGGTCTGGGCGGTATGCGCTCGACCAACGCGGGCAACATGAAGCTCATCCGTGCATGAGTGGGATGAATGCCCGTCTCGCCGTTTCGCTGAATTCGTTGCTGTCCCGCGAGGGTTTCGATGCAACCCTGCAACAGAGGGCGCCGGAAACCGGTGGCGATTTTGAGCCAGAGACCCCGGCCCAAGGCTGGGTGGATCTCGCTACGGTGAAAGCCGTCTGGGACAATCCCCGCAACCAGGTGCTGGGGCTGAATGACAGCGGCGCTGCATCGATGGTGACCCGGCGTATGACCATTGCCTATCGGGATGACCTGAAAGCCCCTGAGAGCGCCGTTGAGCTGCGCGTGGTCGTGAACGGCCAAGCCAACAAGGTGCTCGGCATCTCCGAAATCGGGGAGAAGGTCGGCCTTCGGCTGATGCTCGATGCGGGGACGGAACGATGACCGTCCTCGGCGCCGACGCCCTAATGAGAAAGATTGCCGACATTCCGCGCCGGGAGCGCAAAGCCATCAAGGATGCGCTACTCGTGTCCGCGAATGAGATGAGCAATTTCTGGGTCGTCCGTATCCAGAAGAACAGCGGCACCGGTCGGAAATACAAGCGCGGCAAGCGCACCCACACAGCTTCATCTCCCGGAGAATACCCAAACGCGGACATGGGCGAACTGGTTGGGAAGCGCTTCGTAGATCCGCGAGGAGACTTGGCCGTCGCGTGGGGGACATCGGCAAAGCACGCGCTGCCGCTTGAGGTCGGGACGAGCAAGATGGCAGCACGTCCGCACATGCGCCCAACATTCAACGCACTGCGGGCAAGGGCATCCGCCCGCGTCCTGGCGGCAGTGAACGAGGCTCTGAGGGCTGCCCGTGGATAGCGCCGCCGCACTCCTCACCGCCGTCCAGGCTCTGCTGAAGGCAAACGCGCCGCTAACCGATCTCGTTGGTCAGCGCGTCTACGGCAAGGTGCCGGCAGATGTGACCTATCCCTACGTTTACATCAGCTGCACCAGCGCACCGGACTCGACCGACGACACAGAGGACATGGAGCATACGCTGCGTGTCCAAGGGTTCTCCCGTGAGACAAAGCCGGGCACTGCACTGGCCATCCGTAAGCTCGTCTATGCCGCTCTGAATCGCAAAGAAGATGCGCTCGTCCTGAGCGACGGTGAGGTCGTCATGATTGAGCATGAGGGCATCACCGAATGCTTCCCTGAACCTGATGGCCGCACCACGCAGTCCATCATCGAGTTCAAGGTGAAAGTGAATTGAGTTGCACGCTGAATCATCTCGTGTGCAGAATCCATCAATAACGAAAGGGTAAATCCTTGGCTGCAAAGAATGGCCGCCTGCTTCTTATCGAAGTGGAATCCGCACCAGGCAATGGCGTCTTCGTCCCCGTGGGCGGTCTTCGCACGAAGAGCCTGAAGATCAACAACGAGTTGGTAGACATCACCACCGACGATAGCTCCGGTGTTCGTGAGCTTCTCGATGGCGGCGGCGTGAACAGCATGGAAGCTTCTGGCTCCGGCATCACCAAGGACACACTCGGTTTCGACATTCTCCGTGAGGCTGCCGAGAACAACGAGCAGATCAACTGCCGCGTCACCATCCCCGGTGACACCTACAGCCGCGTTTACACCGGCCCGTGGTTGCCGAGCGAGGTGGAGCAGACCGGAGAATATAAGGACTCCGTGCAGTTCAAGGCGACCCTCGCCAGCGCCGGGGCCATCACCAAAACAAGAATTGGAGCTTAATCCATGAAGAAGTTTCTTCTCGCCACAACCGCGTTGATCGCAACGTGCGCCGTAGCTCAGGCACAGGTTGCCACGGTCAGCACCACCAACGCTGCGATCACGGGCGTCAATGCGAATACCGGTCTTCAGAACGCGACTGGCGTGACCTATTTCGACAACGACGGCAAAACCCTGCTTATGCTGCGGAACAACAGCGCCGCCGCCATCACCGCGACCGCAGTGAACCAGCAGTCTCAGATCTGCAAGGACGGCTATGGCTGCGTTCCGCTGTCCAATGTCAGCTTCACCGTGCCGAGCGGCACAACCGTCCTGGCCGGGCCTTTCCCGACCGGCCGATGGAATACGACCAAGGGCACGGTGGGCGTGTCCCTGTCCACACCGACCGGTGTGAGCGCAACAGGTCTTCGGGTGCAGTAATGGCAGACCGGACGCGCAATGAGATTGACTTCGTCGTAGGCGAGAACACCCGCGTGATGCGGGCGACCGTCGATGCCATGTTGGCCATCGAGGGTGAGCTGGGCAAGAGCTTGATGCGCGTTGTGCAAGAGTTCACCCAGGTCGATTACGGCATGAGGACTCTAACTTCGGTGATCTTCCATGGGCTCAAGGGCGGCGAAAACAAAGTTAGTCCGAAGGAAGTGGCCGAAGACATCTTGGCCATCGGAACTGACCAAGCGGCTTACTTCGCTATGAAATTCCTGAACGTCGCTATGAATGGTCAAACGTTGGGAAAGCCGGAGGAGGCAGCGGCGAGCCTCTAGAAGAGCTGCCTTGGGACAACATCTTCAGCACCGCCCTCGGCGTGTTGAAATGGAGCCCTGAAACGCTCCGAAGGGCCACGATGTACGAGTACACCTCGGCGATGAAGGGGCACCTGATATCCCAAGGCGTAACCGGCAACGAGACGCCTTCTGTGGCTGAGGTGGACGACGCCTGGGCCGAGCATAAGAAACGAATGAAAGCTTCGGGGATTGGCAACTAGAACGGACGAGCTGATTGTCCTTCTCCGAGCGGATATCAAAGGCCTGGAGGCCTCTCTTCAGTCTGCCAACCGGCAGATCTCCAGTTTCAGGAAGAATGCTGACAGCGAGACGATGCAGTTGGAGCGTTCGCTCCAGCGGGTGACCGCCCGCATCATTACGATGGCAGGGGCCTATGCGGCCTTCCGAGTCGGGAAGGGCATCGTGGACGCCGCCGTCCAGATGCAGGCTCTTGAATCCAAGATGCTGGCGGCGACGGGTAGCGCCGAGATCGCCGCCGCCGCCATGCAGTATGTCCGCGATACTGCACAACGGTTGGGTCTCGACGTCAGATCCACGGCCGATGGTTTCGCTAGCTTTTCCGCCTCCGCGCTGCGTGCCGGCCTCACGTTCCAGGAGACGAAGGACATCTTCACGGGTGTCAGCGAAGCCGCAACGGCAATGCGCCTGTCCAATGAGCGTACCCAGCTTGTCTTCATGGCTCTCGGCCAGATGGCCAGTAAGGGCACGGTCAGCATGGAAGAGCTTCGCCAGCAGCTCGGTGAAAGCCTTCCCGGCGCCCTGCAGATCTTCGCCAAGGCGATGGGCAAGCCGAACGACGAATTCATCAAGATGGTGGAGAACGGGCAGGTTACGACCCGCGACCTCATCAAATTCGGTGCCGCACTAAAGACGGAATTCGCTGGAGCAGCCTCACAAGCCGCAGACAGCGCTCAGGCGTCGTTTAACCGCTTTGGCAACGCCTGGCTCGACCTAAGCAACAAAATGGCCAACAACGGCTTTCTGGACGCCGTCACCGACGCCACCAAACGTCTTACCGATCAACTCGGCGATCCGGCGACACAGGAGGGCTTAACCGCCTTTGCCAAGCTCCTTGGCGACATTGCCCAAGGTGCCGTCACCGCCGCCAGTGCTCTCGGGAAGCTCTATGGCGCCGGAACCCGAGCAATCGAACTGATCGGCGATACCGCGTTCAGTACCCTTTTCGGTGAGGAGGGGGTAGCTGCCCTAAACCGGGCTCGCATGGAGCGGCGTGGCTTCGGTAATAGCGCCGGAGACTCAGCGTACACCGGCAACGCCACACTTGATGCCATGCTTGCCCAGGCTGAAGCCGGGATGAAGGCGAACGCCAGCAATGCCACTGGCGACTACACCCTGAATCCTGACGCGAAGAACGGCGGAGAAACGGCAGCACAGAAGGCGCTTCGAGAACGGTTGGCTCGCCAACGGGAGCAGCTTCGCAACCGGGTGGACGGCATCCGCCGCAACAACGCCGGAGAAACCGACCCCGGCAAACAGGCTGCCCTTGAGTATGCGGCTCAGCAGAAGGAGCTGGAGAAGGCGCTCAAGGCAAAGGCCATTTCTGAGCAGGAGTACCGTGACGCCTCCCTTGAGGCCGAGATTGCCTACCAGTCGAAGCTTACGGACGTCCGTCAGAAGGCCAGCGATCTTGAGGTGGATATGCGGGAGCGGACCTTCAACTCCATCGCGGGCCTCATGCAGGTCTTTGCCGGGAAGAACAAGGCCATCGCCATCGCCATGCTCGCCTTCGACAAGGCGCGGGCGATTTCTCAGGCGATCATGGAAACCCATGTCGCCGCCGCCGCCGCGCTCAAATACGACCCGACTGGAGCGACATCGGCACGCGTCACCACTCTGGGATATATGAACGTGGCCGCCATCGCCGCCACGGGCATCGCCCAGCTTGCCACGATGGGCGGAGGTGGGGGCGGCTCATCCGTTTCGGCGGGGAGTTACAACTCCGGCTCCAGTGACTACGACAGCCAGACGTCCTCCAGCCCCAGCCGGTCGCGCACCTATTTCATCGACCTCGGTAAGAAGACGATCTTCTCTCAAAACGACATCCGCAATCTTCTGGAACAGATGCAGGAGACGATTGATGACGGCACATCGTTCGTGGTGAGCCGATGAAGACCCGTATCGGCTACGATAATCTGCTTGAAAAGGGGGTGGTGGCCGCCTCCAGCCAGGACGCCGCGAACCCGGTGGAGAACTGCTTCGACTGGAATACGGCGGATTGGTTCAAGTCGGCAGCGGGCGGCACCATCAACCTCGAACTCACCCTCGCTACGGCGGGGGCGGCGGATTACCTCGCGTTCTACGGCCATAACCTGCCTTCGGTCGCGGGCACCATCAAGCTGCAGTATGACCTTGGCGCCGGGTACGTGGACGCTACGGCGACCATCACACCGACTGATACGAAGCCCGTTATGGTGTTCTTCGGTTCTCAATCCGCCACAAATTGGCGCGTGGTCATCACCGCCAGTGCGGCAATCACACTCGGCGTCCTCTCCTTCGGAACGGCCCTCGTGCTGCCTCGTGGCATGTATCTGGGCTGGACGCCGCCACGCCTGGCCCGCGCAACCCGACTGGTCAACAGCGTGTCAGAGGGCGGAGCCTTCCTCGGCCGCAGTAGGATCTCGACCGGGGTTATGACGTCTCTGAACCTGAACAACGCCCCTGATGCCTGGGTAGATGCCAATTGGCCTGCTTTCGTCCTGCACGCCGAATCCAAGTCCTTCTTCTTCGTGCCGGATGCTCTCGGCCATCCCGCCGATGTGGCGCTGTGCTGGGTTGACGGGGAGCAGATGCCGCCGCCGTCTCATGTCCACTTTGGCTACATGGGCGCCAGCATCCCGATTGCCGGGGTGATCGAATGACGTTTGAGACCGAACGCAAGAAGCTTGGCCGCCGCCCCATCGTGATCGTGGAGGCGGATCTGGACGCCTGTGCCAATACCTACGGCGTGGCCCCATGCACTGCGGAAGTCGGTGAGACGGGCTCGCAGAAATGCTTCAACTGCTTCAAGACCTGCCAAGACCCGGAGAATTTCGCCAAAACGACGAAGACTTATCGCTTCTGCTCCAACACCGACGCACGGCCCATCGGGGAGACGATGTTTCCCTGCGTCACCGGGGTAGATAAAGCTCCCACTCAGCTCGATCCCAAGGGCCTGTCGGTGAACTCCTCCGTCACCGTGAACCTGTCGGACTTTCCCCACCATGATCGGGGGATTGACCCGTACGTGGCTGAACGGCCGGAGCCGACCCAAGGGACGTTTTTTGGCAAACTGCGTGCGCGCAACCCCTACATCGTCAATCGCAAGCTGCGGGTCCTGGAAGGATATGTGGACGACGCCCGCCAGCTCCACACGAAGACCCGAACATATTTCTTCGACCGGATGGAAGGCCCGGATGCCGGCGGCAATGTCCGTTTCATCGGCAAAGGCCTCCTGAAGTTCACCGACGACGACAAGGCGCAGATCCCGGCCCAAAGCCGAGGGAAGGTGAAGGCCGCCATCACAAACACGGGGCTCTCGCTCACGCTGGAGCCCGCGGGGATTGGGGCGGAGTATGCCAACAGCGGCAAGCTGCGAATCGACGATGAGATCATCACTTATTCGTCCCGGTCGGGTGACACCTTCACCCTAAGCGCCCGAGGAAGCGACAACACGGTCGCCGATGCCCACGATGTTGATGCATCCGTGCAACAGTGCGTCCAGTATAGTGGGGCGACCGTTCCTGACGTTCTGTATGACATGCTCGTCACCTACGCCAAGGTCGATCCTGCCTTCATCGACAAGGCCTCATGGGATGACGAGGCGACGACCTGGCTAGGCACGTTCCTTATCGACACCGTCCTCACCGAGCCGACCGGCGTGAAGGAGATGATGAGGGAACTGCTGCAAAGCTGCGGCGCTGCGGTGTGGTGGGATGAGGTTGCGGCACAGGTGCGCCTCAAGGTCATGGTGCCTTTCCAGACGACTGGAACAATCATGGCTGTGAACGAGACGAGCCATATTCTTAGAGACTCCGTTAGCGTTCGTGACCTTGAAAAGGAGCGCATCAGCCGAGTTGTCATCCACTTCGATTGCACCGATTTCCTCTCAAAACCCGAAAAGGCGACGTGCCTGCAAACGCAGGTCTCCATCCAAACCGTCGAAGAGAGCGAAGACGCTTACGGCGTTCCTGTCACGCTGGAGTTCGCCACGCGTTGGATCACCAGCCAGACCGTGGCGGAGGAGGTGGCAACCCGCCTGCTGACCCGCTACGCGCAGACACCGCGGGAGGTAACGTTTAGCCTGGACGCGAAAGATTCAGATCTCGGTGTCGGCGATCTTCTCGATATGGAGACGCGTCAGGTGCAGTCCATCTACGGCAAGGCCGAAAATCTTAGATATGTCATCACCGAAGACCGCGACATCGAGCCGGGGAGCCATTTCCAATTTAAAGCCCTTCAGATCACGCAGACACGGGGGACACAGGCATATGTGTTTGCCGATGTGACGACGCCGGACTGGCTCGCCGCAAGTGACGATGAGAAGTTCAGATATTTTTTCATCAGCGACGACGACGGCTTGATGCCGGATGGCGCTCAAGGCGCAGTGTTTGTTTAGAGTTGCCGCTACTTGGTGGGTCTGTCATTCTGAAGGGCAAGGAAAGCTCGATGTTTGGCAACTTGGAATGATCTTCTCGACGCGGTTCTCGACGTAGGGAAACCGCTCACATACACCATCGCCCGCGTCTTTCGTGACAACCCAATAGCGATTGCCGAAGGAGCTTCTGGCGCCCCGCGCATCGTACCCGGCGCGCTGAATTTCCCCTATTTCCTCGCTACGCGCACGGCTGTGCAATCACCCTCCGGGGCGGGCTCTATCAAGATCCAAGCCAACACTGAGGTCTACGATCCCGACAACCTCTATGACAACGTGACGAACTATCGCTTCACGCCGAACAAGGCTGGTCTTTACCGAGTCTCGCTTTACATCGAAGCGGTTGTCGAAACAGGCGCTCCCGCCTTCCAGGCAGTCATCCAGAAAAATGGGACGTCAATCGGAGCCAATCGGTCGGCGACCGGGGGAGCCGGTGAGGTACAATCGGCAATCTGTGAAGTGATTGTGCAGATGAACGGCACGACAGATTACCTTGAGCCTTTCGTATTTTATGGCGTCAACACCGTTCATACGGTCAACAATGCCCGCTTCTTCGCACATGCCATCTGTGAAATCTAATTGTCAGCAACGGCGATGCGCGCTCTAATCAATCAACGAAAGATAACGGGATGAAACTCCGACTCCTTGCGGCGCTGTTGCTGCTTCCTCTCTCCGCATATGCGCAAGGCTACGGTTCCGGCGTGGATGGCCAAAGCGTTTTCCGCATCAGCGACACCATGGCGCCGCTCTCGGTCAGTGGATCTGCCGTCCGCAGTCCGGTCATTGCCAGCGACACGCGGGTTATCCGGGTAGTCTCAACCATTGACGCTCACATCGCCATCGGCGGGTCCAGCGTCACAGCGACGCCTTCCACAACGTTCCTTCCGGCCTATTCCGTGGAGTATTTCAAGCTCCCGCAGCTCTCGGCCGGAAGCTATCTCTCTGTCATTCGTGAAGCTGCGAACGGCACGCTCTACATTGACCGAATGAAGCCGTAGGCATTGGTACGCGCAGGCTTTCCCGGACGGATGGGGCCAGTAGGCTCACGACGCCGACGCATGGCATTGCCGTGGGAGCCTTCCCAAGAAGCCGCGATGTTCGATTATTTCGATTACCGGGACTTGCCAGATGGCGCTGTTGGCTCCTGGCAGGGACGAGGGAGTCTTCCGCGCACCTTAGCCAATGCGACGGGTACCGAGCAGCCAATCAAATCCGCAAGCGGCGTGCAGTTTGATGGAGTAGATGACCGTCTTATCAGCGGAATGCCAACGGTTGCATTCACAAAGGCTACCAAAGTTCCAGAGATCCCAATTGGAGGGACGCCGGGTGAGGGGTTCTCAAACAATGGCCTTTGCCGCGCCCCTGACGGCACATTCTGGATGACATCTGGTGGCAAGCCGAAGGCTGGAGGTCTACGCAATACAGCGCTTGTGCATCTTGCGGCCGATGGCGTCACCATCCTTCACTTTATCAATTTGCGGGATTTGTTTTTCGCCAAATACGGCATGTACCCGCTGATGGACGTCGCCGCCAAGGGCTGCGCCATCGACCTCCGCGATGACCCCCTCAATCCCGGTCACTACACGATATGGACGGTCATGGAAGGATCTTTGATGCACGTCGGCGGGCTGTTCACCACGCCGTACATCGCAGACGACACGATTCTCATGCAGCAGCTTGCCGACAGCATCGCCTACATGCCCGAATTCAATCGCTTGCTCGTCTATTATCAGACGGGCAGCACGCTCCGCCAGTTCAACCCGGATACTGGGGCGCAAACTCTTTCTGTGACTGTTGGTGGCCTGACCTATCCGGACCAGGTTGGATATGACCCGAACACTGGCGCGGCGCAGATCTGGTGCGGCGACAACAGTGGTGCTTGCACCGTGCAGAACGTCAACCCCTTCACGGGCATTCCTATCGGCACCGCCATCACGCTGCCCACGATGGACGGTGCCATCGAGCAGGGGGTGATCGTAGACAACAAGATGTGGGTGAACTGCAACGGCAACTACCACGACGCGCCGACGCCGATAAACCGGCTCATCGAATTCAACTACGGAAACAAGCTAGCGTCACCTGTTATCGAAGGGTGCGCTGTCTTCAAGGAAGCGACCGTAGCGGGCTCCGTAGACTTCCTGTTTGGTCCCGACCAAGCGGGGAAGTATTCAGGCTGGGCGCTGCAAACCGTCGCCTCAAACCTCGCAACAACGATGGGCGCGTACCTCAATCTCGGCCCCGGAGATAGCACGACGTATCGAGACGGCGGCGCCACGACGGGCGTTCCAACCCGCCTTAACGAGCATATCTGGTCTTGGCGCTTCGAGCCGGGTGTGAGCATCCAGGTCTGGTGTGACGGCGCGCTTGTGACCAACCTCACCGCGCCGCTAACGGCAAGCCGTGGCCCAGTGCATCACCATATTCTCCGCGTCTCTTACGCCCGTGAGAATGGCTACTTCACCTCCATCAACCTCAAGGCTCTAACGGTCTTCGGTCGTCAGGCCGGCTCGGATGCCACCATCCGTCAAAAGGCGGAGGGATACATGGCCCACCAGTTCGGCCTCACAGGAAACCTCCCGAGCAATCATCCCTACAAGAATGTCGCTCCGAATGCCTGACAATCTCGCCCCGCTGATGCAGATGATCTCCTCGAACTTCGAGCAGCTTCATAAGCGCTTGGACGTGATCGATGCGAAGAACGAGCAGCGCGATATGCGCGTGAACACCATGGACAAGGAGAACAAGGCGGAGATCGCCTCGATCCGCAAAGAGGTCGATGCTGTGAAAACGCTGTGGAAGGCTGCCTGTTGGGTGGGCGGGGGCATCGTGACGCTATTCAACATCGGCCCGGAGATCATGAAGCTGTTTCACAAAGCATGAAGCTCGTCCTTACCCGCCTTAGCATCCAGGGCAATGCCGTCATAGGCACGCTTGGGGTGCCGGGCATGCCGCTCCCACTTTGGACGCTCGAAGATCTGCCAAACGGCAACAAGCCCAACATCAGCTGCATCCCGGCCGACGATTACAAATGCCGCGAACACGGCTGGAACGGTGAGCCTGTCAAATTCAAGAAAGTCTGGGAGGTACGCAACGTGCCCGGCCGATCAGCAATCCTGTTCCACGCTGGCAACACCGAGGCCGACACGCGTGGTTGCATCCTCGTGGGCATGGGTGTGCAGCAGGGAAGGCTCCTTAGTAGCGCAGAGGCTATTGCACAGATGCGTTGGAAGATCGGAGCCAACGGTTTCGATTTACAGATTCGGAACTGTGTGCCAGCTTCGTGATGCCCGCCGCGCAGCTCCTGTTGTAAGCGCTGTTAGACGGGCTGCGTTGGTTGCCGGGGAGGGGTCCCCGGCTTTTTGTTTGACAAGCTTTGCTGTTGGACTCAGGCTTTTACCCAATGAAAGGGTAAGGCTGTGGTTGAAGCGTTTAAGGCTCTCTGGAGCATCATCAAGGGCAACGTCTGGAAGGTCGTCATCATCTTCATTCTGAGCGGCACCGCAGGCGTGCTTGGTCTGGTGCCCGGTACTGAGAACGTGAGCAACGTCATCGGTAGCCAGATCACCAACGTCAAAGAGTCGCTCGGCACTACTGCGAGCCCAACCATCGTCCAGTAATGCCCGCATGGCTATCCGCGCTGCTTGTTGCATTGTGGGAGCTGATAAAGCCCTGGCTTATGCCCACGGCAGCCGCTGCGGTCGGCTCGGAGCTGCAGAAGGGCAAGCAGGCGCAGGACACCCTCAAAGGGGTGCAAGATGCGGCTAAAGCTTCTGCTGACAATCGGCGCCTGCCTTATGATGAGCGCGTGCAGTTCCTCGAAAGGCGGGGCCGGGTGCGTGGCTTACGCAAGTAACGCCTTTACGGTAGATCTGGTCCGCGACACGTCCGAAACCGTTGCCGGGTTCTCGGATCTTGAGGCCGCGATGATGGGGGCCTGCGAGTGAGGCCGCTCACCGCCCTTTGTCTGCTTATCACCATCTGCTTCGGCATGATGGTCATGCAGCTCTTTACGACCATTCTGGCCTATATGGCCGCCGCTCTGCTCGTAGGCGGATTCATTCTTCTGTTCGTCAAAGGCGCCCGCAGCGGCAAACCGTCTTAGGAACAACCCTCCGCCTCCATCGTTGTCGGGGAAATGGAGGAACCCATGCTTACCGAAGAACAGCTTGCAGTCCTGCGGGATATCGACAACTCGGTCGCCTTTGATGACGCCGCCAAGGCCGATCAGCTCGTCTTGGAAGGCTATGCCGAAAAGGACGGCGATATCTACCAGCTTACGTCCAAAGGCGAGAAGAGCCTGCTGGACAACGGGGCTCTCGATCCTGGCGTATAAAAAGAGCCCCCAGCGGGGGCTCTGTCTCATTCGGCAGCCTGAAGCTGCTGTTTCGTTTGCAGGAAGTCCGCCGCCTTGCTGGCATGGCTCGCCGCGGTGAAGATCGCCCTGGTGTCGTTCTTGAAGATCTGCAGCCAGTTGGCGATGTAGGCGGATGAGCGAAACCCGGTAGGGATCTGCAAGGTTGCGCATACGAAAGCACTCCCCAACTCCGCCACCAGCTCCTCCGCCGCATAGGCTTGGTCTCCGAACCTCTTCCCCATCTCACGGGCGAGGCGGTCCTTGTGACCGGTCCAGTGCGTCCCCTCGTGCCACAGTGTCTGCCAGTAATCATCCTCAGTATCGAAGGACGCCACCGGCGGCATAACAACTCGGTCGAAGGTGCGGTTATAGGACGCGTCGTTGCCTCCGTGTGTGACCCTCATGCCAGTCCGCTCCAACAGGGCGCGGGCATCGGCATGGGTGGTCGCGACCGTCTTCTGCTCAAAGGCCGGCAGCTCGGGGAGGTTATCGAGCTGGGCGACGTTGAACACGGTGAAGACACGGGCGACGACATAGGCCTTGTCTTCCTCGTCGTCCCTCATCGGCTTGGCGAAGACTACGGGGGTTCCTTTCTCCCCGCGGCGAACATTCGC